GGCGTCTGGCCACCGGCTGCGGGCGGCGTTCCGGCCGCTGGGAAAGCTCCACTCCCGTCAGGGATCAGGGTGCCAGTACCGGCGCCGCCGCTACCGGGCGCGCCGTCATCAGGAGCAAAGAAGATGGATTTGATTTTGATTTTCATGGGTCAATTATTCGTTCGTCGGCATGTGGGTTGAGATGACGGGCTCGGCCATTGCGACCGCCATCGAGGCGGGCACCTTGCGGCCACGATACTTTTCAGCGAACTCCTCGGCGCTATGATTGCGGCGGAACCAATCCACGTATGCGGGCGTCTTGTCGCCGAGCGCGGGATCTTTGGCTGGCGCTGTTTCCATGGCGGCCGCAGGTACAGGGCCTTTAGGAAGCGCGCCGCCCGGGACCGGTGCGGGCTCGGGCGTGATCCCCGGGCTTTCCTGAAGTTCGTCGACCTCATAGGCCGGGTTCGGCTCAATGAGGCGCGAGATCGCAGATTTGATCTTGTGATGTAGTGGCTCGGTTGAAACCACCACGTTCCGGGCCGCGTCATGCCGGGCGATTGCCTGCCCGTCCGCCATGATGGCCCCGTTTTCGAGTGTGTATTTGCTCATGATTTTACTGTGACTTGCGGTTGTTCGACATTCGCGTCCCCGATGGCCTCTTCGCTAAGGACGGTTTCAACGTGCAGGATGACTTGCCGCTGGCCGTCGCGGATTGCCGCGTGATGGGTATCATATTCGCCACCCTGACGGGGAACGAATGTCGGAAACTTGAACCCGAAAACTGTTTTGAGATCCTCAAGAACGCGCTTGCCATCATCGCTTGAAAACGTGCGGTGGTAAGCATTGATCGTGCGTTGGCGTTCCTTCGCGCGCTGGATGTCCTCAAGCGTGATTTCGTCACTCATGCCGCTTGATCAGTCAGCATCTTGGCGGCCGCTGAATCGTTCGGAATCCCGCCGACCTTTGCCGCCGCGTCGGCTCCCATCTGCATTTGCTGCATCTGTTGAGCTTGGGCGGCCTGTTTAGCCCGGGCATTGCGGATCTTGGCAACCTCGTCCTCTGGCAATAAATGCCGAGACGCGGCCCCCCTGTTTCTCGCAAAGTCGCGTGAGATCTCATCCCAATCAAAGTTGTCGAGGACTTCGGGCCGTGATTGAGACACAGGCATGAGGAATTCCAGCGTTTCATACATGGCCTGATTTTCTTGCGTCTTTGCAGCCAGGGCGATCCGGGACGAGTAAGAGACTTCCGGCTCAGGCAAAGCAGGGCCTTGCGGTCCGACAAGCACGGCTTCGCGCGGGATCTCTGGGAACCGGCCGGCACGAATGAGGATAGACCAAACACGCTGCAGGAGCGGATTGAAGAGCTCCGTTGTCATGCGCGCAAACGTCGGGGAAAATTGGATCATCTTTTCCCCCGATCGCTCGGCGACCTCGCGGGCGGTCATCTGCTTTTCAATCTGCGAGAACATCTGGAAGAGATCGACGTGATAGGCTTCATTGATCGCCTTCCGCTTGATCTCGGCGCGATCCTTGCCGATGTCATACCGACCGGCCGTCGCCCATTCTTTCGGGCCGTTGCCGTTGGCATCAAAATACGTGATGCCATTCGCCTGCATATTGATCGTGCCCTTGTAGCCCTCGGGAACCTGGATGCGAGGGAATGCGGCCGTCTCGGCAAGGCTGTCCATCTGCTTTTCCAAGAAATTGAGCTGGCGGGATTCCGGGAGCGCCATCCAGGCCGGGGACCATCCGTAAACCTGATCGCCCCAGAGTAAATATCGAGTGGCGAAAAACGGTTGCTCGTCGTACCCGGAAGCCCGGACAATCAGCTTGTTTTTGATGTCCACATAGACCGAGGCCCACGGCTTGTTTTCGCCGTCCCGCTTGTCCGGGTCGAATTCCTTCCGGGGGAAGATCGCATGAACGAACTCATACGCCTGATCCATGCTCTTCGCGTCCTTGAGCTTGGTTTGCAAATCTTGGTGAAGGTTTTCTTCACCGAACTTTTGAGCCGCTGCTCGGATCGTCATCGTGAGCGAGCGAAACAGGGAATCAATCTTGCCCTCAGCATCCTCGGCAATCGAGTAACTGCCGCAGTTGAGTAGCCGGAAATTCAAAACCGCGCGCTCGCCTTCCTCGGCCGTCATGGCCGCCGTGCCAAACGCTCCCCGGTCGAGGTAGAGTTCATGGATTTCCGTGTAGAAGTTCGAGCGAGCGAGCTCGAGTTGAGCAATTTCCGTGCACCGGCGATACCATTGCTCGACCTTGTCCTGGCCTTTTAGGATATGGGGAGGATCAAACGAAAACCACCGGCTTTCGAGCGGGGTCATCCAGGACAGTTGTCCGTTGGCAAGAATCTGGTTTGCCCGGATCGCGGTTGTGTCGAAAAGGCGGGCCGACTTCGAAAGGTTTGGCGAGCTCTGGCGAGATTGGATCTCCGATTTCCGGGGCATCACATAGTTTGCGATGTCACTCCAAAAGCCATCCCAGACGGAACGCTCGCCGGAAAGCTTGGCGTGGCGTTCGATCACCCATTGAGCGAGCTTCTCCTTTTCCATGATCAGCCGAGCAGCGTTGCGCCGGTCACCGGCGAGGCGGGTTTCTGGTTGGCTTCCCCTGCGATGAGCGTTTTACGGATGCCTTTGCGCTTCTGCGCATCGATCCGCTGTTGCTCCTTCGATTGCTGGATGTCCAGCGCACTCGAGGAAACTGGCGGATCAGGAGGAGGAGGCGGCGGGGCCGGGGCAGGCATCGGCGGAAGCGTCGGCACCGCAGGCGCATTGTAGCTCGGGGCCGGGGGCAGTTCGATCTTCTGTTGCTTCGGGGCCTTTGGGGCACCGCCCCCGCCGCCGAAGTAACACGTTGTGGATCCAAGCAGAAGATTTGTCAGCGGGTCAGAGAGTCTCATGGGTTGATCAGATGAAATTTCAAGGGGCCGGTTCGCCTCGCCCAAGCGACCCAAGTAAGGGGGAAGGGTTGCATCGTCAAGCAAAATGTCTTGACTGACATCGCGCACGGTCCGACCGCCAACCAGATCAGCCATGTGTCGACGTTGTCAAACTGGTGCCATGGATCGGCAAGGAATTCCCGAGGGGCATCCTTGCAGACCGTCCTCGCCATGAGGAAATGATCAGGCGTCGAGAACACATACCCGTGCCGGAAATGCGCTTCGAGGTCCTCAACAAACGTGCGCGGTTGATCGAATCGATCATAAAGCGCGCGGGCTCTTTCGATGGCTGTAATCATTCGTCGGAGAGCCCGGTTATCACCCGCACTTGCGGGCGGTGTTCGTCGTTGGTGAGCACGCCGACTGTGTCAACCATCCCGCGCGCCCAGGCCTCGGCAAACGTGCGCGCCGCGTCGGCCGTGTGCGATGTCTCGTCATGGCAGGGCATTTCCCGCACGGCGCCAGAGGCCCCGACCGTTTGCGTGTGGTAGCTTTCGAGGCAGGCCACGCCGGAAAGCTTTTCCGTGCCGGTCTTTGATTGCCTCGACTCATCGCAGCGGGAGTGGAACCACGACCGAGGGAGCAAGTCCCGCAGATCGTTGATCCCTTGCCAGATGTCCGGGCACCGGGGGACGACCTTGATCGTGTGGGGAGCAAATCCCGCTTCGCGGAGATGGTCAGCGTAGGTTTTCCCGGTCCCGCGCTCGCGCTGGTTCGCATCGTGCGGGAGGTAGTGGCAGGCGATCCGCTTGCCGAAGATCCTTTCCCATGAGCGGATCACTTCCGCGTAATGCCCGACGCCCGAGCCCTCGCCCTCGTACCAGCCGAGCCAGAGCAGCTCGCGCCCGACGACCTGGACGAGCCAAATCGAAGTGAAGTCAGAAATCCCGATGTCCCAAGCCGCCATCAGCGGGGCCTTGGGATCGTGCGAAAAGTCTTTGACGCGGCCGGCCGCGCGCAAATTCATCATCTGCGGATAGATCGCTCCCGATACCATCGCGCGGAATGCCTCTTCCGGGGTCGATGGGAACTCGCGGAACATCGCTTCGCGTTGCTCGGCAAACTTGGCCTGATACCAGGCCATCCGATCAGGCCCGAGCGTGATACCATGCTCAGCCTTGAGCTTTTGAAAGTATTCGATGATTCGAGGATCGACGCGCGGGTTTTCGATGGCGAGCCGGTACGATGGATGGTCAAACCATGGGAAAAAATGAAAGCGCCAGTCCAGCGGGCTTTCGATCCCGCGCGCTGTCGAGTCCATCGCCAGGCGGGCGAACTCGTACGAGATGCCAGCCTTGCCGCCCTCATGCGTGGTTTCAATCGTGACCTCACCCGATGCGGGCACCGCGTTGATCGATCCGGCCTTGATCTCCTCGGCCCGCTTGCGGTCATGGCTGGCAATGTAGCCTAGCTCAGAGACGTGCAGGCGGGTCGGGGTGCCACCGCGCAGGGAAACGCCAGCTTCAAACTTGCTGCCGTTGGAAAACCGCATCTCCTTGTCGGAATCGGCAACCAGCTTGAGGTTGTCTTTGATCAGCTTCCCGACCGCTGCCACGCGGGGATCAGGGTTCTTTTCCAGATTTTCCCATGAGCAGCGCGCCATATCGAGCTTGCCGCAGGCCTCGGCCTCCGAGCGGTCTACGATGGCCGCGTAGGTCCCGGGCGTGAAGATGCAGGCGTCCAGGTTGTCGAGGGCAAGGAGCGTGGACATGCCGAGCTTGCGGGCCTTGAGGATGAAATTCCGATTGTGCTTGGTCGCGTAGAACTCGGCCTGTTCCTTCCGGGGCACGAACGGCACCAGCTTGGCGGTTTCATCGCGCACCATGTGAAGCGTTGACACGCGCCACCATGGGTCCCGCAGATAGTCAAGGGCGCGCTTGTCCATGGATCAGGGAAATGATCGCCTCTTCGAGCGATCCTGGGATGACGTGGGTTGTCTCCTGCTTTTCGACCAGCTCACCGGCCATCTTCGCGTCGAGCTCGAGCGCCTTGATTTTGTCGGGCACTTTGATTTTCCGGCTCCCATTGAGCCCGTATTCGACCGACTGCGCGAGCGGTGACTTCTCGTCGACGTCCCCGACTTTCACGCGCACCACGTCCGCCAGAAACGCCCGGCGTTCTTGGATCGTCAGCAGAGTTTTTGCCTCGGCTTTGCCCTGGAGCTCTTTGATTCGAGCCGCCACCTTTTCAATTTTACTCAAGCGGCAAGCGTTCTGATCCGTGCCTTTCTTGCCGTACACGGCGCGATAAGCAGGCCCGAGCTGCATGCCCGTGGCGACCTTGCAGGCGAAGGCTTCATGCTTGGGATTGGCTAGGATTGGCATCGGGCGTGAGTGTTGCGCGGTTGCGGGTGTCAGTCAAGATTGCGCTCGAAGACCTCGACCTCCGTCCGCTCGTCGGCTTTCAGGCATCCATGCTGAGCGAACTCGAGGATGACTGTCTTCGGATCGTCGTCCGGGATCAGGCCGGCGCGGCGGATGGCATCGATGAGCGGCTTGCATCCGCCGGCCAGGTTGTCGGCGTCGAGCGGGCGCGAGGAGTAGCGGGTCACGATGAGGCGGTATCGCGGAGCGCCACCGACAGCGCACGCTTTGCGGCCTCCTTCGCTTTGTGGGCTACGGTCCAATGCTTGTGGAGCAGTTGGTTGAGTGACGGGATTTTGTAGCCCATGAGGATGAGCTTGCGTTTTCGGGTCCAGTTTTGGTTTTGCATAGTGGGTTGAGCGGGCGGCTCCGGGAGCGGAATAGGATCCGTCTGGTTGGAGCACGTAGCCGAGTTTTTGCAGTTGGTCGGGTGTGAATGGCATTGGTTTTGGTGTTGAAGTCTCAATAAGGGTGGTGCGGGATTTGCGGGATTCGCGGGGGTGTTGCACCTAGTGTCTGGGATATAGGAATAATAAATAATCTTTCTCTGTATTTAATAGGAACTACCCCGCCAATCCCGCATTTCCCGCATTTTTAGGGTCAAAAGTGGCATTTTTTAGTGTTTGAAAAATAAGATGGTCACGAAACCCCGCGTTTCCCGCGCGGGATTCGCGGGATTCAAAAGCAATCCTATCCTTTAAGGGCGAATTCATTGTGTGACTCCTCCTGTTTCAGTCTCAATCCGTGAACGGTCGGATGATCGTTTCGGTCCGGTTCGATATGCCAGCCGCGCTCGCACATGACCTTTCGAATTTTCCGGGTCCCGTGATACCGTGGATTCTCCCCGTTCTGTTCGCACCAGATGGCATAGCACTTGGCCAGGGATGAGATCCCGACGCGGCCGATGACGTCCTTCCCGGTGCATTCTGTGAGGAACGCGCCGAACTGATCGGATTCCTCGCGATATTCCTTGGTCGCCTCGACGACCTGGGGAGGCGGGCGCAGGCCGATGTCCCGGCTTTCGAGTAGGCCCCGGATCGCCCAGTTGAGGATGCCGGCCGCCTCGGCCTCGAACTCGGCGAGGATCTCATGCCGCGGGCGGCGGTCGGCCTCGGCGATGGTGACGAGGAACGGGATCATGTGGACCCGGCGCCAGATCCCCTCGTCCGTGCCCTTGATTTCCGGCTTATGGTTTCCCATGAGCCAGAGCTTGTGAGTGGGCATGAAGTTGTAAGGGCTTTCGAACGGCCGGCGGGCATTCATGGGATCGCCCCCGGTGATCGCCTTGACTTGGGAATCCGCCAACTTCCTGCCTTCCGGGATCTCGTCGGTGAGGACGACCCGCTTCCCCTCCATGGATGCCTTGTGATAGTCGAAGTTGTTGTCCGCCTTGGCCGCCAGGAGGGCCGCAATCGGGACGGTCGTCATGAGGTCGCCAAGCAGGATCTTGAGCACACCGTAAAACGTCGATTTGCCGTTGGCCCCTTTGCCGTAGGCGAAGAACAGGGCGTCACCGTGAACCCGGCCGGTCAGGCTGTAGCCGACCGCCCGGGCGAGATAGGCGCGGGTTTCGATGTCCGGGATGAACCGGTCAAGGAATGCCTCCCAGCGCGGGCACTCGGCGGCCGGATCGAATGCGATCGGTGAGCGAACCGTTGCGTTGTCGCTCGGCCGATGCTCGCGGAAGAGGCCCTCGGCAAAGTCGAGCGTTCCGTTGATGACGACGAGAATGTCCTGGTTGGAATCAAACGCGGTCGCAGGTTGGTTGAGTTCTCGCAGGGCGAACTTCTCGACCGACGAGATGTATTCCCACTTGCGCAGCATATCGATGCGGGCTTGGAATCCGGCCAGTTCCTTTTCCCGGGGATCCTTCTTGCGATCCGGGGCCGGGTCCTTGGCGATCTCCTCGCGGATCGATGTCGACATGCGGGCGTAGATCTCGCAGAGCGTGTCCGAGATGTCCCAGGGCGTCGAGTGGGCGGAATCGCGCCGCCAGAGCCCCTCCTCGTAAATCATCCACATCTTCGCGTGAATGTTCCAGACCCGGAGGCCCCGGCGCAGCTCGCACCACAGGCGCGCGTCCCCGGCCTGCCCGGAGTTGAACGCGCCCACGATCCGTTCCCGGGTCATTTCCGTGGCGATGCACGCTGGCGACGTGTCCGAGTTTGGATCCTCGCCCTGTCCGGGTCCTCGCTCACTGTCGGCAAACCTGATCCGGCCAGCCCAGCGTTTCCGGTTCCAGGCCGCCCGGGCGTCGAACCCGTGTTGGCTGGCAATGTGGGCGAGCGTGCCGACGCCGACCTGGCGCAGCCGAGCCTTGTGCTTGCCGATATACTCGCCGTCCTTTTCCTCCGGGCTCCATTGGTGGAGGATCCGCGCGCCGTCTTCCATCGGGAGGACCGACCAGACCGCCGAGGCGATCCGAAGCCAGGTTTCGTAGTCCGGCCGGGTCGGGATGAACCGCAGCATCTCGGCGATGTCCGCCGCCGTGGTTTCGACCGGCGGCCGCCAGGATTCCTCGACCGGCAGCGCCTCCGGGACCGAGATCGGGGCAAACTCGTCGGATGTCTCGAGGTCAGGATCGTGGGATACGAAGCAAAGCCGCATCGGATCCTTGGTCGCCCGGTCGAGCCGCAGGCCGTGGACCTCGCGGAAGTAGACCTCGGCCGCAAACCATGAATCCTTGTGGCGCTCGGGATCAATTGATACCACCGCCTTGAGGCCCTCGCCGGATGGCCCGACGAAGACCGCGCCGACGTGAGGATCAGCGATCAGCGCCGCACGCTTGGCGCTCACCGCGTCCGCATCGGCAAGGAGCGGGTTGTCCTTGAGATCGAAGTCCGCCTGGAGCCAGCCGGAATGGGTGATCGCCTTTGCCTCCGGGGTCAGGTCGCGTTCGCGCGAAAGGCAATGGCATGAGATTGTCACGGCCGGCAGCTCGCGCTTCTTGTGGTCGTAGCGCACGCGGTCGCCGCGGCGGATGTGTTCCCGGCAGATGGCAATCTTGCGCTCCCACCGGCCGTTTTTGACAGCGGCGAGGAATTCGCGCAGCGTGAATGCCTGTTCCGGTTCTTGGGCAAGAGCCGATGGGAAGATGCTGATGATGGTTTCGAGTGTGTTCATAAATGGTGTCAGTCAAGAGTTTCGAGGGGCGAGCGCACGCCGAGCGCATCCGCATGGATGTAGCCCATCGTGGTGTCGAGGTAGGCATGCCCAAGCGCCTCCTGGACGGCCCGGACGTTTGCCCCCATTTCAAGCGCATGGGTTGCGTAGGCGTGGCGCAGATGGTGCGGGGTGACGCCTTCGATCCCGACTTCCTTGGCAGCGGCTTTCACTGCCCGTTGAAGATTGCATTCGTGCGCGTGGTAGCGCACAGTCCGGCCATCGCGGGGATCTTTGCAGGGGACGTGTTGAGGGAAGACCCAGAACCAAGCCAGCGCGTGTTCGTAGCCGGGGTATTTCTTGCCGAGGAGGCCGGGGAGCTTGCACGGGATCCCGTTCATGCGGTCAGTTTCCCAGACCGCTTTGGCAACCTGCAGTTGTGCGCGAAACCCTTCGATGAGGGAGCACGGGATTGCGACAACGCGGTCTTTATTGCCCTTGCCTTGGCGGATCGTCATCCGGGAATGGTCGAGGTCAATATCACGCACGCGCAGATTGAACGGCTCGCGCACGCGCAGGCCGCAGCCATAGAGCAGGCGCGTGAGGAACGCTGTCGGATATCCGTTCACGTCCTTTACGTTCTTCAGGATTCCACGGATATCCTCCCTGGACGGTGCAAACCGGAGTTGCTCTGGGCGTTTTGCTCGAAGCGCCTTGACCTCCCCCAGGGGATTCCCGGCAACCTCTTTGAAATAGAACACGACCGCATTGAACGCCTGATTCTGAGTTGAAGCTGAGCATCCACGCTTTGCCTCAGCGGTCAGGAAATCTTCCAGCTTCTTTTCGCGGGACATCTCCCGAGGAAGTGAAAGGCAATGGTCCCAAAACTTAGCGAACCACAGGCAATACGTCCGCTCTGTTGCCAGGGAATAATGCTTCCGGCGGATGACATCGGTCAAAAGTCCTAAGTGCTTAGTTTTGTTGTCCATAGTGATTTTAATAACGGACGGCAGTCGGTTAATCATTGTTAGCCAAAATAATCATTTCAGCGTTACCGGGCAGACGTTGTTGATCGTGTCACTCCAGATCAGTTTCCAGAACCAGAGCGATTTCCATTCGCCGCGCTTGAGTCTTGCCCATGCGTTTGCGCGACAGGCTGGATTGTGTAGGTCGTATGCTTCTCTTGATGCGTTCATAAATATGGCTAACAGTGCGTCCAGCGAACCCCTACCCGCCGGACAGTTGGTTTTTGTTGGTGTCGTCTTTCGTCGGCGGGCAGGGGCCGCTGACGCTGGTGTTCGCCAGAATATCGCGACATTCGAGGATCAGTCTTTCGAGTTCGCGGATTTCACCCCGAGCCACACGCTCGCTCAATTTCAGCGATTGCTCGCGTTCTTCCGGCGTGAGGTTCGTATCGAGAAGTGAGTTGCACATTTCAGCCACGCATTGACCGGCATTGTTTCCGAGGTCCACGGCGCGGGACCGCATCAGCATTATATCCATTTTGGTTTTCATTTTTTGTTCCAGAGTTCAACGAATAGTTCCGTGATTTGATCGCAGTCGATTGAGTTGGTTTTTGGTGAGAGCAATCCGACTTCCTTGATGAGTTCGACCCATCGTGACTGGCCCCATTCCTTCGATTCGTCGCAGTGACTCCACACGGCCCGCATTACACGCTCCGTCATGTCCCTGCGGGCTTTCCGTTCTGGCCCCGTAGCGGACTTTGAGAGGTTGAAAACAGGCGAACCAAGCGGCGCACCTAATCCCAGCCCGTTCTGTGTTATTACCGATTTCGACTTCATTGGTATTATTTTGGTAGTTGCCCCGCTCCCGGCTGGGATGCGGTAGCCTCTGCGTTCGCCATACTAAAATGCCGCTCGACCGTCTCAGCCAGGGCGGCGGGGATTTCTGCCCTCAGTTCCGGGCGCATTCCAGATTTCGCCATCTTGCCGCGTGGCAGCACGGGCATGAGGAGCGGCACGTCTCCCCACAGCGAGTAGGATTCGCAGCGTATCGCGCCGGGCACATGGCGGGCCGCGAAGTTGCTGCATTCCACGATCCGGCGCGGGCGGTCACAAAGTGCCACCGACCATTCTAGGAGATCGAGTGCCCACTTTGCGGGCTGCTTGTCCCCGCGCAGCCAAGGCAGCCAGGCGCGGGCGAACTCTTCACACGGCGGCGACATCACCACTGCATCGAAACTGTCTATCCAGTCACGCGGCAGCGTGAGCGCGTCCCGCTGTTCCAGCCGCCAAGGATAGCCAAGGGCGGCCATGTCCACGCCCACACAGTTCCAGCCGCGAGCCGCGAAGGATTTCGACCACCCGCCGACACCACAGAAGATGTCGAGCAAAGAAGGCGAACAAGGCGAGTGAGCCAACACATGCCCGCCGGACACGTCATGGGTGGTAGCGGAGTCAAGCGCGGCGGTCATGTGTGGCTCCTCTCTGCGTTCGCCAAAACCTCCCGCAGCGTCTCCCGCAGATTGTTCAGCGTCCGGCATTTCGTCGTGAACTGATTTCCAAGTGTCGTTTTCAGGTTTCATAAATTGCGATAGAAGTTGATTGCCGCGTCGCTCACATGGACAC